TACCTTACCCCCGACGGTAAATAGCTATAACTGAAAAAGGCCCCCAATCGGGGGCCTTTTTTATTGGCAACTGTCGCACATTAGTGCTTCCATGGGGTCTATGGGGCAGGCGTAGCCTCCGACAACATCGTTTTCATTCATGCAATAGTCTCCAATCTACGCTAAGCTGTCCCTAACCTATTTAAGGACGATAATGAAAGTACTTTTTTTAGACCTTGAAACTTCGCCTAACTTGGCTTACGTGTGGGGCCTTTGGGACCAAAACATTTCTCTCGGTCAGATAGTTGATTCGACAGAAGTTATTTGTTTTGGGGCCCGCTGGTACGGACAGCGGAAAGTCCATTTTAGCTCTATTCATCATGACGGCAAAATCGAGATGCTTAAGGCTATACATGAGCTTTTAGATGAGGCGGATGCTGTAGTGGGTTGGAACAGTGCCGGGTTCGATGTGAAGCATTTGTATCGTGAGTTTATTGAGAACGACATGTTGCCTCCTTCTCCGCATAAAGATATTGACCTTTTGAGGACGTCTAGGCAACGGTTTAAGTTTCCTTCTAACAAACTTGATTATGTTGCTCAGAAGTTGGGTATTGGGGCGAAGGTTAAACATAGTGGGTTTGAGTTGTGGGTAAAGTGTATGGCGGGTGATGAGAAGGCTTGGCGGGAGATGAAGAAGTACCAGATTCAGGATGTGAATATTCTTATTGGTTTGTATGAGAAGTTTTTGCCGTGGATTAAGAACCACCCGAATCGTGGGTTGCATGATGGTAAGCCGGAGGCTTGTATTAGTTGTGCTTCAAGTAATTTGCATTCGCGCGGTACGGAGAGGACGGGTGCCGCTGAGTATCGCAGGTATCAGTGTAAAGATTGTGGTAAGTGGCAGCGTGGCAGTAAAAGCGTGCAAAGCAGTACGATGAGAACGATTTAGGAGTATTTATGTCGATGTTGTCCGATAACCCGGTTAGTGATTTTGAGGCGGACGAAAATCCAAAACCTACTGCTCAAGAAGTAGATGATTTTCACCAAAACAGTGACGTGGATTCTCGTGCAGAATCTTTGCATCACACGTTAGGCCCTAACCCTAACCAGGCTTCCCCGGGCGACCACACACATGACGGGGGTGACTCTTCGTTTATTTTGTCTGAGGAAACAATTTCTGGCGTGAGGGGTGACGATACTTGGGCGGTGTCGGTTAATGCTATTCTTGTTCGTCTTGGAGCAACCGATAACTCTACCGCCCCGTAATGGTTAATAGACAGAAACAACCGACAGCTGCTGAGCTTCTGCAGCTGGCTGTTGCTGAGCTTGACCAGAGTATTCACCAACCTAACATTTTGAATTATGGTGAAAAGGATTACCCGGAGCAGTTACGGTTCCATAAATCTGAATTTCGTGGACGTTTTATTTCTGGAGGTAACCGTGGAGGGAAAACCGACGCTGAGGTCGTTGAGTCTATCTGGTGGGCTACAAATACTCATCCATATCTTAAGCGACCTGCTTCATGGGGTTCTGGGCCTATCCAGCTAAGGTTTGTTGTTGTCGATGTCGCTAAAGGCATTGAGCAGATTATTTTGCCAAAAATGAAGCGATGGATTCCCAGGTCTTGGCTGGTGGAGGGTAACTGGTCTAAAAGTTGGGATGCTTCTAACTATATTTTGACGTTTGAGAATGGGTCGACGATTGACTTTGTGACGTGGGGTATGGACATGATGAAGCTGGGTGGTGTGCCTCGCCACGGTATTTTCTTTGATGAGGAACCCCCTCAGCATATTTTTAACGAGTCTATGATGCGTTTGATTGACTACAACGGGTTTTGGGTGATTGCGGCTACCCCTACAAAGGGTATGGGTTGGACGTTTGTTTTGTTGTGGGAGCCCGCGAAGGAGGGTAAGGCTGAATGGATTGATACTTTCACTTTGTCGGCTGAGCAGAACCCTTACATTCAGGCTGAAATGGAAGACATGAATTTTTATACGATTGAGTATGAATAAGGAGGAACGTGATATTCGTGAAAAAGCAACTTTGTTGCTCGCAGTCGTTTGGTGTTTCCTACTTTTAGCCAAAATTTGGAACAACATCTTGTAGATTTTGGTCCCGGTGATGTGCCTAAGGGTTGGTCCGTGTATGCGTCTGTTGACCATGGGTTGAATAACCCGACTGCTTGGTTGTGGCACGCTGTATCGCCTAACGGGGATATTGTGACGTTTGCGGAGCATTACCAGTCAAATATGATTGTGTCGGAGCATTCACAGGTTGTGAAGCAGCGTGAGCTTAGCTGGGGGCGTAAACCTGACTCTATAGAGCGTATGGGCGACCCTGCGATGCGTCAACGCAACGGGGTGACTGGGACATCCATTATTCAGGAATATGCCCTCCACGGGCTTTACGTGAACGTTGAGGGCATACCTCACGATGTAATGGTGGGTATTGAGAAGATGCAGGCGTATATGAGGCTTCGTGACGACACCCGTTGGGGTAAAAACAGGCCTAAGTGGGTTGTTTCCCGTAATTGTCCTAATTTTATTCGTGAGATGAAGAAACTGCGGTGGTCTACGTATAGCTCCGACAAGATGGCGTATGAGATGAATAAGCAGGAAGTTGTTCACAAAAAGGATGACCACGCTTTTGACTCGGCCCGTTATTTTGCAACGACTAGGCCCGACTTAACCCCGTTTGTTGAGTCAAGAGGTTCCGAAGAGCCCGCAACTACGCTAAGGTATGAGGAGTTGCTGTTAAAGATGCGAGAAGACCCTAACGTCGAATTCGCAGAAGACACAGCGCTACACGAGGACGGACCTGCCGTCATAGGAGGATACTACTAATGAGTACAAGCAGATTCAGTGTCACCGACGCCCCGAGTAACAGCCCCGGCGTCTGCTACATCACCCGAACTTCTGTCGGCCCCTTTATTGATACTGGGGTTGATATGAGCACGCAAGTAATTGACCGTGGACGGCTGTACTTAGCTGTTGACGTCATACGTGAAATGGCTCAGCTTGCTGGACTATTTGAAGAAGAAAGACCCGTAACTGTCGAACTGTTAGAAAAAGAATGGTTTGAAAAAGGATATAACCAAGCTATTAAGGAGCTAAAAAACGATGTTGTCGATAATTTTGTTAGCCGTGTTTTGTCTGAGTTTGTTAGCACTGCTGGTGGCGCAACACCTGTGGCACCATCAGGTCGTAAGTCAACTGCTGGAGCAGCAATTTCAGACGTTGAAGAGTCAGCAAGAGGAACACACGAAGTCGTTGAAACTGATGACGACGTTGAACGAAAAAGCACAGGCACTGGTAGCGTCAAGCGACCCGCTCGCGTTTCAACAAATTCAAGCGATGAATCAAACTATAGATTATAGTGGTTACCAGGAGTATGACCCCTCAGACGATGCCGAAGTTGATAGAATTACGGCTCGAAACCCAAATCTTGCCCAAGGAGACAGTTTAGATGCCCAAGACGCCAGAGAGCTATTCGCAGAACTCACAGGGGTTAACCCCGAGTTCTACGGTAACTAATTTACCCGACGACGGGCTCAACATTGAAAAGTTCCGCGAAAGTGTGGAAGGCAAGAAGTTAGTTGCTTGGGTTCAGTCGGAGTGGCAGCGTGCCCGTACTGCTCGCAGCCAGAAACAGTTGCAATGGTTTCACAACATGTCAATGTTTTATGGGCACCATTGGTTAGAGCAAACACGCGGAAATTTCCCCGAAGGCTATAAAGACAAACTGTTTACACCTCGTAAGCCTTACTACCACGAACGTAAAACAATTAACCGTATTAGGTCTTATGTTCGTTGGGAAATGTCAAAGATGCTGTCGTCTTTCCCCACAGCACAAGCTATCCCTGCTTCGTCTGAAGATGACGACCAAAGGGCCGCGTTTGCTGCTGAGCAAGCCTGGACGTCCATTAGTGAAGCTAAAAAGTTACGTCAGCACATGTCCCGTGCAATGTGGTGGACCATTGTTACCGGCAACGGATTCCTAAAAACTCAGTGGGACCCAAACTGTAAAGACAAAGTTTCTGGTGAAATGGGTGACATCAAATACGGGCACGTCACCCCCTTTCACCTTTTTGTTCCCGACATCCGCGAACAAGACATTGAAGACCAACCTTTTGTCATTAACGCTTACACGAAGACTGTCGAATGGGCGCAATACTATTTCGCTAAAGAACTTGGCGACATTAAACTTACCCCCAGTACTTCAGCGGCAAATCAAATTATCGACGAAGCTTATTTGAACTTGGGCAACAGCAAAGCACCCGACAGCGTTATCGTTTACGAAACGTGGGTTAAGCCTGGCGGTTCCAAGCTTATGCCAGAGGGTGGTGTCATTATCAGTATTGAGGACACTCTCATCAGTGTGCACAAGGGCGGTTTTCCTTACGGGCACGGCATGTACCCATTCACCAAGTTTGAGCACATCCCCACAGCAACGTTCTACGCTGACAGCCCCATCGTGGACTTGTCACAGTTGCAGAAAGAATACAACGGGC